CAGTCAAAACTGACGGTTTTTCTTGGTGTTCATGGGGAAAGTTAGAAGGCTCCGCAGTCGATGGTTTCAAGCATGAGGTGGTAATCAGAGGCGGCATCGTCCCACAGCCATTGGATGCGGGTATCAAGGGCGTGGTAGATGCGTGCGACTTTGCCGGTTGCCGGGAACTCGGCGCGGGTGGGATAGATGACGAGCGCCTTAGTGTCGTCTGGCAAAAGGATTGTGAACTGGGAGAGGTCCAGTTGTTGGGTGATGTTGGTCTCGGTGATGGTCGTCATGCGTAGGTGGCGGTCTCCCGGTTGGTCCACGCGACATTCGTCGCCTTGGCGGTGGCAGTGACGGCTCCGGAAGTGGTAAGTGCGGAGCGGGTGATGATCCACTTGGCCACGGCGGCAGCGGAGCCGGTGGCGGGGATGTCGGAGTTGAGCAGCAGTCCGTAGTAGCTGAAGGTTCCTGCGGTGTTGAGAGCGAAGGCGTGGATGTAGTTGTCCGGGTCGCGTTGGGTGGTGGCTGAGTAGAGGCCGAGGGCGACGACAACGATCTTCGCGCCGTTAGGAATGGCTTGGGTGAAAGTAATCGTGCCGCTGCCTTGGTTGACGAGGTAGTCGGCGGTGGGTTCCTGTGTCACGCCATTGATGGCCACGATGACATGGTTGGGGTCGGAGGATCGGAGTCCGGAAACCGAGAAGGTGCGAAGCGTGCCGTTGCCGACGAGCGTGGTTTTGGCCGAGTCAAGGAGACCAGCTTGCGGCAGACCAAAGTTGAGGACGGCGGTGTTGCCTGTGCCGGTGTTGGTGACATATGGTTGGACATTGCCAGATACCGGGGAAACATTTCCGACTTGGACGAGGAGTGAAGGGTAGCTGACTCCCCCACCCGATCCCCCGGCCTTAGCCTGCGCCTCAATGCCATCCCCGCCATTGCGGGAGGAAACGAGTTTTGAGGACATCCAAGCAGGCTTGATGCGTCCCTTGCGCTCGGTGGAGTCCCGGCGCATGGCGGGGTTTTTGCTGACAATGTCGGTGTCCTTCGCGAGGAGCGCGGCTTTGTTCGCATCGCCGGTCAGTGGCACAGCCAGCTTGGCGGCGAGGCTGGCTGTGAGCAAATCGATGAAAAGGGAGTCGAAGAGGGTGACTTCAGTGACTTTGCGGACATACTCCAACGTAATGGCCGTGCCGAGCCAGACATCCCAGTCGGTGGTCCAGCCAGATGTCACGCCTGGTTGCTTGGTGGACCCCGTGACCATGCAGCGGTAGACCGCCGTGGCGCTGGTGACGACATTGCCGACCTCGTAGGCGCGACCTGCAACCCAATTGGGAGCGCCGGAGTCGGAGTTGGAGAGGACAAAGTTTCCAGAAACCTCCCAAGCGGCATCACCGGTTGAATAGTCTTGGTCGTTCACCCGGAAGACGCGCAGGCAGTCGGACGGGATCGCGTAGCGGTAAGCCCACTTGTATTCCGGGCGCGGCAGGCTCTCGGCCACCGTGGTGGATTTCATCGCCCATGTCCACGATCCGGCAAGGAGGAGCGCATCGCGCACCTGTGGGTAGAGAGACTTGGCGAGAAGCATCGCCTGCGAGGAGGGTCCAAACTGCTCGGCAGTCCCCACGCGCAGAATGGCTTGGCGGCAGAGTTCGTCCTCGGTAAGGGTGGACGATGGGCGCGAGGAGGCGCGGGCCTCGACCGCATTTTTCAATGCGGGCTTGCCTGCGAGGAACTGGAGTTCCTTGAATAGCTCCTCGGATTTCATTTATTGTCGAACGATCTGCGCGGGTTGGGATTCCATGAGCTGGGAAAGTTTCATGGCAAGGGTGACGGTGAGCATGTTCACGAAGACCGGCGGGAACTTGGTGGCGTCGGACACGATGGCAGTCGTCTCGATGCGGATTGGGGAAGTAAAATTCGTGTGCAAGAACCCGCCGACGATTTCCCAGTTTCCGAAGTTCTCGTCTTCATCGACCCCATTGACGCGAAGCACTTTGAGCGTGGCGCTCGGCAGGGCGTAGCGGGTGGTGTAGCCGAAGGTGGGAGGTGTCCCATCTGCGGTGAGGGAGGATTGAACGCGAGCGAATTGCCAATCGAAGTCGGCGAGGAGTTCGTTGCGGGTCTGGTCGAAAAGACTGGTCGCGATGGCCATCGGCTCCCCGTAAGGTTTGAAGACATCGGCACTTCCCACCCGAAGGATGGCTTGGCGGCAGATTTCGGAGACCGAGTTGGCGGCAGACCCTGCGCGGGGTTTGGCTGATTTTTCGATGAGGATTTGGATGGTTGGGCGGTTGAGGGTTTCCGCTGCGGCTTGAGCGAGCGCGGTTGCGATGTCGGGCTTGGCTGTGAGCGGGAGGGCGATCTTGGCGGCGATCCGGGCGATGAGCGCCTCAATAAATGGAGCCGGGAATTCTGACACCGTTGTGACCAGCGAGGTGTAGTCGATGATGATCGGCGTGCCGAGATCGGTGTGGATGAACCCGCCGACGATCTCCCATTGGCCAAAGTTCTCGGTGGTGTCGATCTGGTTGACCCGGATGAGTTGCAGGAAATCCGATGGGATTGCGTAGCGTCTGGCGTAGCCTTGTGTCGGTAGGGTGGCGTTAGCTGTGATGCTGACTTGCTTCTTGGCAAAAGCCCAAGGAAGCTCAGAGAGGAGTTCCTCCAGTGCATGGTCGTAGAAGGAATGAGCGAAGAGAGCGGGTTGCCCGCCGGTCTGACTCAGTGAGTCTGTGGTTCCCAGACGCATGACGGCCTGCTTGCAGATTTCGGCTTTTGTCGTGATCGCGCTTGTGGAGCGAGGAGCCGCTGCGGATTCGGTTTCTTTGAGAAGAGACGGCCTTGCGGCGAAACTTTCCATTTCCTTGGCCGCTGCCATGGCTTGGTCGCCCATGCCGAGCGCCATGGCCAATTTGTAGGCGAGTCGGACGACGATCATCTCAAAAAGGATGGCGGGATATTTGGTATCATCGACTGGGGTTGCGATGTAGTCGAGGACTTGTGAGCCAGTGAGATTGGCATGGATGGACCCGCCGGAAACCTCCCAGTCGCCATAGTTTTCACTGCCATCGACGCCTCCAAACTGAATGGCGCGGATGAAGTCTGCCGGGAGCGTGTATTGGTTGTCGTAGTTGGTGAGTGAGGTTGTCGGAGCGGATAGAGAGGTTTGCTTGCGGGCGAACTGCCAGTTGAACTCGGACAGAATTTCTTTGACGGTCTGGTTGTAGAACTTGGCCGCAAAGACAAAGGGTTGCCCATTCTGCTTAAATGCATCGGCATTGCCGACACGCATGACCGATTGGCGAATGATCTCGCTGGCGTTTGCAGTGAGCGTGCCGCTGAAATTTGCCACAGCCTCCACTGCTTCAAGAAGAGCAGGCTTGGACATGAGGAATTGGAGTTCTTTGAAGAGTTCTTCGGATTTCATTTCGATGAGGCAACGGTGGGTGGTTCAACAATCGCTGCCAACTTGAGGGCGAGAGTGGTTGTAAGGATTTCGATGAAGATCGGCGGGAATTTGGTCACATCGGTGACAGTGGCGGTGTGATCGAGAATGATCGGTGTCGCGAAGTTGGTGTGGATGAAACTGCCAACGACTTCCCACTGCGCGTTGTTTTCCGAATCATCGATGTTGTTGACCCGGATGATTTGTTTGCAGGCTGTAGGGATCGCGTATCGGAACGAGTAGCCTGTCGTGGGAGCGGCGGCGTCTTTGGCAATGGAGACTTGAGTGCGGGCGAAAGACCACTGGAAATCGGCCAGCAAGCTGTCGCGAACCGACTCGTAAATGGACTGGGCAATGACCATTGGTTCGCCATGCGGCTTGAACAGATCGGCAGAACCGACTCGCAAAATAGCCATGCGGCAAATCTCGGCAACGCTGACAGGCACGGCGGATGTGCGAGCCGGGGCGTAAGCTTCGGTGGCTTGGAAGAATGCAGGCTTCTGGATGGTGGCCGAGTAGAGTTGGACGCACTGCGTGAACAAATCCTTGGAGCCGGTAAGAGGCATCGCGAGGACGGCTGCGAGCTTCATCGAAAGCGCCTCGATGAAGATGGCCGGGAACAGGGTGGTGGTCGTGACGAGCGCGATGTAGTCGAGCGAGGGAGAGCCTGTTAAGTTTGTGTGCAGGTTTGCTCCGAGGATTTCCCAAGTGCCGAAGTTTTCGCTCGCATCGATGTCTTCAAGCCGGATTGCCCGGATGAAATCGGTGGGCAGAGCATACTTCACCGAGTAGCCGGTGAGTGGGACCGTGCCGTTGGTGAGATTGACTTGCTTGCGGCAGAATTGCCAATCGAACTCGGCTTGGAGTTCTTCGACGGTCTGCGCGTAGAACAGACTGAAATACTGCGCTTGCGCCGTTGAATCGGTCAGCGCGGTGATGCGGGAATCACCGAGGCGGGCGAGGGCGAGGTTGCAGATTTGGATGTCTGTCATTGAAGCGTAGTCAGATCACAAAAAGTGGGTGGCAGACATTTCCCGGTCTGCCAGCGGGGTGCGGGAACTTAGAGGACTTCGTCGCAGGCGATCTCGACGACTTTCTTCTCTTCCATACGCACGGCAGCGAGGCTGGCCACGGAACGGATTTGAAGGGAGTGTGAGAGGTCGGTGCGGATGTCCATGTGTGTCTTGAGGCCACGCTCGGCGAGGACGATGCCGCTCTTCACATAGGCGAAGCAGGAGCGGATATCGACGGCCAGCGGGAGCTGTTGGCTGCGGCGGAATTTGAAGCCCATGAAGGTATTCAAAGTGCCGTCCACAAGAGCGCGAACCGTGTTGTAATCTGCCGAGGTTGCCTCGACCGTGCGGAGCAGGTCTTGAAGCTGCTTGGCGGACACAACCATGATGCGCTCTTCCTCCTCGTCAACCTCGTTGCTATCGAAGAGGAACTTCGCTGCGCGGAGCTTGGCGATGGTGAGGCCAGAGTTGGCGACTGCGCCGGACTCGACATAGTTGGCTGCGATCTTCTGACCTGCTGGCAGGACGGTGGCCGTTGTGCCAGTCGTGCCGGTGAAGGCTGTGCCGCCGAGGGCGTCGATGATGATCTTGTCGCAAGTGCGAGCGTAGGATGCTACGTGCGATTGGATGATCGGGCTTGTGGGAAGCACAACTTCGCCGAGGAACTGCTCGTCGAATTCGTCAACGAGTTTGGCGCAGTCGTAATTGAGCGGGCGAATCCAACGCTTGGCCATCGATTGATCGGTGATCCGGGTTTCGCGTGAGCGATCCGTGATCTGAGTCATCGAGGTTGCGTCGAGTTGATTGTAGGATTTCTCCTTACCTTCAATGGAATCGAGGGTGCAGTATTCTTTCAGCCTGCTGTTCTTTTGCTGAACGAGGTGTTTCCAGTTGTTATCGAACTGGGTCGTGAAGTGATTGGGGATGTTCGTCAGAACTCCGTTTAGATCGGCCATTTGGTCTCCTTTGGTTTGTGTGAGGTTGGTATCAGTCGAAACTGATGGTTGCTCCCTGTCCTTGCCGGTTGTCCTTGCGGATCGTCGGATCGGGGTTTGGGAGCAGATTCACAAAGGAGTTGTCTGCTCTGACGAAGGTGACATTACCGCCGATGCGGTATCAGTCAAAACTTTTTTTCAAAAAAAAATAGCGGGGCCGAGACTCGAACTCGGAATTCCAGATTATGAAACTGGTGTTATACCTTTTCACTACCCCGCAGAAATTCATCCCTGCTTGAGCAGGGAGGTGACGAGCGCAGCGGCCTCGCGGTCGCCTTCCATGTAGCGTTTGTGCCAATTGTTGTCGGGATTCGACATGATGTCCTTGGCGCGTGCTGCGCCGGTCATAAACTCTGTGCCGCCCATGGAGCGACCGACCTTGTCCTCGCTCATCATTTGCGCCATGCGAACGAATCCACGCACGACCTCCGGGTCGCTGAACCCGTGTGAATTCGCATCCACGCCAGCGATCTTTGCGGCCTGCTTGGCGAGTCCGATGTTCTTCCCGAAATCATTCCCCCACTCCTTCTGGAGCGTCTGCACAGCCTCGGTGCGTTGCTTTTCAAAAGTGGCTTGGATCGCCTCCATTTTGAACGCCTCGGTGCGGGCATGCTGGTTGACGAGTTCCTTCATGGCCGAAGGCGGGATGCCGTGCTTGTGGGCGATCTCGGCATATGGCTTCGCCATGTCGTTGCTCCATGTCATGCCTTCCGGTAGAGCGTCTGGAGCAAACTTGTATTCCTCCAGCGAGTCCGGCACACCCATGGCTCGGCGGAAGGCGGCGAGTTCTTCGGGCGAGGAATTCTCATTCGGCACACCGAGTTTTTTCCCGATGAGCGCATTCGCATTTCCAAGCGCCTTCACCAAATCGGGAACGCTTTTGAAATTCTTGACGGAGTTTTTATACGCAGCGGAATCCTCTGGCAAAGCATCGAGCCACTTGTCTCCGAATGTTCCGTCCGGGTTTACCCATCCGGTCGAAGGAGTCGAGGGTTGCGCGGTGGTTGTCGTCTCCGAAGCGGCTGGCGCTGCGGCGTTGGTGCTGTCGGCTCCTGTGTCGAGCAGACTCTGCTCGGAGGAGGTGTCGATGGTGTCTTCCATAAATAGTATCAGTCAAAACTGCACGCTTACGGGTGCGGGTGGTAACCGAGATGGGTGCGGCGTCCGGCGTAGCGGATCGCGAATTCCTGCGGGTGGTGGTCGCGCATCCACTCAACATAGGCGGGCGTCTTGTCGCCGAGCATCTGCTCCATTTCCGGTGCAGGCGGGATGTCTTTCTTGGGTTCGGTTTTCTTGCTCATTTTTTGACTTTGCGTTTGGGAATCTCAATGTCGCCGTCTGCGATGACCGGCCTGCGGAGGATCGCCTCGATGTGCAGGATCACGCCTCGCTGACCGTCACGCAGCGCGGCAACCACGGGGTTGAAATCATAACCAGGCAGGAAGACCTGTGAGTTGGTGGCGAACTGCGTCTTGAGATCGTCGATGACGGTCTGGCCATCCTTGTTGCCGAAGACACGGTGGTAGGCGTTGGTGATCTTCTGGCGCTCACGCTCACGCCGGAGGGCTGCGGCTTTGTCTTCTGGGGCCATCATGCTTGTCCCATCATGCCGGGGAGCATGCCAGCGAGGGCGGAATCCTGTTTCACGCTGCCCGCCTTGCCGAGGGCGCTTGCGGCCTGCTCCATCTGCTGCGCCTGCATCTGTTGCTGGGCAACTTGGGCGCGTTGAGCGCGGGTCTGAGCGACCATGTTTTCATCCATGAGCCACCGTGCAGGCAAGCCATCGTTGCGGGCCATGTCGCGGGTGATCTCGTCGAAATCGAAATTATCGAGCATCTCCGGCTTGATCTGCACATAGGGCAGGAGCATCTCGCTGGTGCGGATGAATGCGGCGTTTTCGAGACTCTTGATCGCAAGGGCGATTCGGGAGTTGTAGGCAACATCCGGCTCTGGGATGACGCCGATCATCTGGAGCGCCTGCGGAGGTGGTGGGAACTTGCCAGCGCGGGCGAGGATCGCAAAGACCCGGCGCAGGAGCGGATTGAATAG